TTAGGATATTCATCTGATCTTACTAATTCATACCCAGACCTTAAGCGTCCTTGTATGTTTTTCGTATCAACGAATCCTAAGACTTCTATCCTGACCCATCTGTGTCTGAATCCGTCTGGCGCGTTGGGCGTATCTAAGTACGATGGTGGAGTCCAAACTTTTGGTTTCACTTTTGGTGCTACCGCTTTTGCTTGTGATTGTACTTTTGTAGAATCACTTTTAGTTTGACTCGCACGAGTTGGTTTTTTATTTTCCATATGCCTATACCTCCTTCGTGTTTATAAGTTGTTTCGCATACTCTTCTAGTGGCACACCTAATTTTTTCGCTATTGCGACTTGAGAAGATGTGAGTCTCACTTGTTTGCGACCACTCTTTGAACTACGCGTTGCAGAAGCAACGTTTTGTGTAGGTTTAGTAGTCTGTTTTTCTACACTATTACCAAATTTGTGGGGGAATTCAAGTCTTATTCTTCTATCCACTTCTTCATAATATTCATCAGATTGTGGATCTAAACCCTCTTCCTCCGTTAGTTTTCGGTGTAGATCGAATGCTGTGTAAGTCATAGCATTATCTTTGCCAAACCAGTCATTTTTTTCGGCCCAAGCTTCTGCTTTAGGGTCTACTGGAGCTTGCTGTCTTTGAACAGGAGCTGTTGGCTGTTGGTTTACAGGTCTTTCTTTAGCAGCAGTTTCTTGCATTTGATGCTGAGTTTTTAATTCTGCTAATTTTCCCTGTTCATAACCCAACTGAGATATTTGAGTTAAAGCTTCTACTTCAGCTTTAGCGTCCTCATTTAATCTAGCTGTTTTTAATTTTTCTTGAGCTGCTGAAAGAGAAGATGAAATTCTGCCTTCCATTTCTGTGGCATAATTTTTATCTAAAGATGTTGCTGTTGCTTCAAATTTATCTCGTTCTTGTTTAACTCTTTGTGCAAAAGCAAGAGCTTCTTCTTTTTGTCTCTCTGCTTCACGCATTTTTTTTGTAAGTTTAGCTATTCTTTTCTTAACTCCTTCAGAATATTCTTCAACTTCCCTAGAGTTATCTTGTTGTTTATCACTTTTAACTTCATCAGTTTTTTGTGAGTCTGCTTCAACATCAGGCTGCTCCACAGGTTTCTCAGATGTGTCAGCGGGCTGATCATCGTACGTAACATTTGGTTCATTTTTTTTCTCCTCTTTCTCGTATGTTTTTTCTGCTTCTTTTTCTACTTCTGGCAGTTCAACTCTTGCACCCGGTCCGGATGTATCAAGGTCAACTGTTTTTTCATTGTCTGGCATAGTTCCTCCTATGATTGTTAAAATTCGTGGAATATATCTTCAGGGTTTTCCACGGTCGCTAAAACTTCATCATCATTGAGAAGTCTTATCTCACCCCCATCTATTTTAATTCGTGATCCGGCGTATCTTGCAAATACAATCCAATCACCTTTCTTGCACCAAGGACCTTCTGGGTATCTTTCTTTATCATAGCAGTGCGGGCCCATGGCTAATACTAAACCACAAGTTGATGCTACTTGTGATCTTTCTACTGTGTCGTCTGCTAAAATAATTCCACCTTTAGTTTTTTCTTTTTGTTTAAAAGGTAAAACTAAAATTCTCCAACCTGTTGGATTAGGTAGTTTTGAAGATTCATTAATTTCTTTTTTCTTAGTTGGTTTTACACCTACTAGATCTTTATTTGGTAACTCAATTGTTGGTTTTTGAGTTGATGTCGATGACTGTTCCTTCATTTTCTTTTTGCTCCTTTTTATTTAGCAGGCTGGATATTTCCTGACTTAAATACTGATATGTTCGTATTTGACCTAACATATACTGGTATTTTTCCATATTGTCAACACCACCAGATGCCATGGCAGAGACAACATCGTCATGTCTCATTTTAATTATTTTTTTTATTTTGTCTATAAAAGTTAGTTCGTCCATTATTTCTTTTTCCTTTTCTTTGGTTTACTTATTTTACTGCCATATTTTTTAGTCCATTTTTTTGCTACGGCAGGTTCGTTTTTGTATAGATAACGTCTTTGTTTTTCAGATTTAAAGGGCATTTCTAGGCTCTCTAAAATCTTTAATTGCTTCTAGTTTTTCTTGCGCATCAGCAATCTTTTGAAACAATTTATCTATTTCGTCTATGTGTTGTGGGTGTTCTCCAATGCCTACAGAATTTTCTAAATATATTTTAATAGTAGCATCAGCTTCTGAAATTTGTGCTGTGTATCTATCTTCTAAAGCATCCAGTATTGCATTTTTCATTTAACATTTCCATCGTTTACGTGCCTGTCTTAGTCTAGAATTAGGATCTTTTGCAGCCTTTGGAAATTGTTTCATTTGGCCTGCGCTTCTTGCACAGTACGACTTACGTCGGTTTGCAGCTTTAGATCCTGGTTTTACTTTTCCAGTCACGGCTGTTTTTAATTTTGAACCGGGATTTTTTCTTCTGTAGGCAGCGACACCGGCTCTTGTCATACCTGCTCCAGACTTCGTAGATCTGAAGTTCTTTTTATTTCTTGCAGGCATATTATCCTGTTTTCTCATACCTATTTTCTCTTTCTAGGCTTCTTTGCTGTCTTAGCTGCTCTTTTAAAATTAGCAGCAGTTGGTGCTCCTTTGCTTCCAGGTTTTCTCATTTTTTCACCTGAGCCTGCAGCAATTCTTTTTTTCTTCGCATGAATGTTTGCGTATAATCCACGTTTAGCCATGTTATTTTCTACCCTTTTTTTTAACTTTCCCACCTTTTTTAGCAACCATTCTATTTGGGTTGAAACCCATTTTTTTAGCTACTGCAGGATTAGATTTAGCAAGTTTAGCTAAACCTTTTTGTTTGCTTTTACTTATTGCTTTTGTTGTCATACTTCTCCTTTATTTGACGTTTACTATAATATGTTCTCCACAATCTTTACAGAATTTAGCATGTGTACTAATAAATTTGTTATGTTTGCAGAATAACTGTTTTATTTTTTTAATAATTTTTTTAATCATTATTTATTTATTTTACCAGATTTTTTAGCTTTGCTTCCAAATCTTCCGTAAGAATCATCTCTAGATGCTTTTAATTGCTTTTTAGTTCTTTTCTTACGAATTCTCATTGCGATGGACTCGTCTTTTCTATCTTTGTAACCTTGTTTTTTCTTTTTAACTTTTCCACCTTTTTTGTACATAGCACCACCTGCCATGCCCATGTCTGATGGATAATAACCAGATGCCATATCTTTTCTAGCAGTCGACATTCCTCCGCCCATCATTTTTGCTCTTCCACCAGATTTTAATGGTTGAGTTGTTTGTGTGTTAAATCTTCTATTTGCCATTTTTTATCTCCTTATTTTTTTCCATTTCTGAAAATTTGTGTTCCTTTTATACCAAAAATACTACCAACTACAAGTATCCATAAAGATGAAAACCAAGTCGGTAATGCTGCAAAATGGTCAAAGAATATTTTAACTTTATCCAAGGCCACCGGATCGTCGCTGAAGACCCCCCAGGCCAGCACAATTATGGGCGCCGAGAGAATTAATAAAACGAATTCATCCTTGTAGTCGTTTTGACGTGCCTCTAATAACTTGCCTTGGTAAGCTTCCTCACCACGAGCTTGTCGCTCTGCGTGCAATAACTGAGCATCAGACATTGCAACTTTCGCTCTCTGCTTGTTAGCGTATATTTTACTTCCAGCAGAAACGGCTAATTTAATTGCCGATAACCACATAGACTAATACCACTTAACAGTAGATTTTTTAGAAGCTAACATTCTTTTTTGGCCACCAACTTTGTTTACTGTTGGTTGACCTAAAGGAATTTTAACTTCAACTTCTTGTGCAAAACCATCCGAATTAACTGAAAGAGTATTGTTAGCATCTGCTTTTGGTGTATCAGATACAACTTCTCCAACATAATTTGGATTGTTTTTTGTATAAAAAGTTTTTTCTTTTTTCATAGTTTTCTCCTATTAGTTTCTTATACTATCTTTTAGGACCTTTCAAGATCCTAACATCTGTTTGTTTCATCATGTCATTCATCATTTTAGCTTCTTGTGACATCATCTGTTTTGTAAGAGATGTATCAGCTCTTAGTTCAGCTAAGTCTTCATTTTGTTGAAGTTTTTCGTCAAATTGTTGTTGACCCATTAATTGTTTAGATTTATCTAAATCAATCTTTTCTTGGGCTTGATCACGTTTAGCAGAGTCATCCATAGCTCTTAAATCAAGTTCTCTTGCTTTTAATTTAGCAATTGGGTCGCCATTATACTCACCCATAATTTTATTTTCTTCATTTTTAAATTCTTCAGTCATTTCTGCAATTAATTTAGCTTTTCTAGACTCTAAACTCATTGACATCTGCATTATTTGTTGTTGAAGAGCTTGATCTTGCTGCATCATTGGGTTTTGTTGCATTGCTTGTTGCATTTGCATTAATTTTGCAATTTCTTCTCTAAATTCTACTTCTAATTGCTCTTGTGCCATTAAAGAAATGTGTTCAAAAATGTTTTTTTCTAATGCGGCCATTACAGGAGGACTATTTCTAGCAATATTAGTCGCCATGAAGTTTAAATGGGTTGTAATATGTGCTTGATGGTCTTGTCCTTTAAAAGCTTGGAACGGTTTTCCACTCATTGCAAGAATATTTTCACTTGCGGGGTCCATTGGTTGCGGTTGTTGAGGTGGTGGAAGTATTTTATCAATATTTTTTACACCAATTGCTGAATACATTGCGTGAAATGCTTCATACAAGTTGTGCATTTGCGGATTTGACATTGCAAGTTGTAATTCTGTTTGTGCTAAACTAATTCTTTGCGATTGAGAAAAAATATTTGGGTCTGCAACAGGTATAATATCTACTTTGTCATCAAAATCTGTTTGTTTTATATTTCTTTGTCCTCCAACTACGTCGTAAGGATACTCTGCAGGCATGTAAGTTTTAAAAACTCCTGCCAATAATTGAAATTCACACTTCATCGCCACATACAATCTTTTATGTATGGCTGACATGACTCTGGAACCACGTTCTAAGAGAGCTATGGTCGTACCAACAGCTGCTTGTTGGTTGCCGTCACCGACCTGCATGTCAGCTATGGCGGCAAATCGTTGCCCTGCCTGTACCACAATACCCATCAATTGTAATAATGTTGGTGATGGTTCTTTAAAAGGTAAAGGCATAAATGCATCCTTGATACTTCCTCCAGGTGCATCTACATCTCTGAATTCGCCGGGTTGTATAGCTTGTGCTTCGTCTCTTACTCGTATTCCTCGTTGTTTAAATCCTGCAGGTAAATTACTTAAAGTACCCGCATCTAATAGTTGTCTTAGTGCAGTAGTTGCCGTTCTAGACAATCCACCGATCATATGAATTAAACCAAAACCATAAAAACCTAATCCAGGTAAAAATTTAAAATGCACAAAATAATCTATTTTAAGTTTCTGTGGATCGTCGGCTTGATAGTTTCTTCTAATTGATAATATTTGTCTGCTTCCCATTTCAAGAGTTACAATGTACGGAAGTTTAATTCCTGTTGGTTCTCCTGTTGAGTCTTTGTCTTCAAAACCTTCTAAATCTAAGTCGGTATGAATTTCTAAAATAGTAAAGACATCTTCGTCTCTAGTTTTTTTAATTCCTTCTAGTTCTCTTTCTTTTTTCTCTACTTCTGTTTCTTCATTGTAACCTGGTGTTAATTCTACATCTTGATAAAAACCAGAAATCTGTTTTTTTCTTAATTCATTTTCTGACATTTTAATTACATGCACAACAGCTTCAGCATCTTCTAAAGATGTTGCAGTGTAAGGTACAACTAAATCATCAGCCGGTACAAATTTTGAGACGGCCCTGCCAAGTAGTTCATCGTAATAAACTTTCTTAAACGCAGAGCCGGCAAGAGGGAGATAAAAAAGCATTTGGTCGAACTCGGGTTCGTACTCCTTCATCACATCCATGAG